TCAAGTAATACAGGTCACGTCATGCAGTACTCGACGTGTATACCTGCCTCCTGTAATGTTCTACATGTCAGCAGGGAACGCGGACGGAAGGCACGGAGATGATCAAGGCGACGAACAAGATTCATGGCCACAAGATCGGGGACACGTTCCAGTACGGGGGCCGGGCATCTAAGCCCCTGCCCGAGGGTGTACAGGTCACCCTGACTCGTATCTCCGGCGGGATCATCAGGCTGTCCGCTCCGGACCGTGAGATCAGCTTCGGCACTGCGATGAAGTTTTGGAGCTGAGCGGAGATGACGTACACGATCAAGAGCAACCGGACCAGCTACCACATCGATGGAATCCCGACCCGCACCAAGGGCACCGGGCAGGACAACGGCAGCGGCGCGGTCCCGTACTACGCCGAGAGCGTGTGCGGCTCCCTGACCCGTGGCGCGAAGTACGGCTTCCAGATCGGCTCGTCCGGCGATGACCTGGCAGAGATCTTGCGGTCTGCTGAGCTGTCCGCCGCGATCCACAACATGAAGCTGTGCAGCAACTGCGCGAAGGCCGCCCGGGAGATCTTGGACCAGATCGCTTGACCGGTGGAGGCCGGTCCTGTAATGTAGTACATGTCAGCAGGGAACGAGCGAAAGGCACCACGATGATCAGCTTCACGGAGACCATGTCCGTCGACGGAGTCGCCTGTGAGTGGGAGGTGCGCGAGGACGGGCGCAAGCTCGGCAAGATCCTCCAGGACTCCGAAGGCACGTTCTACGCCCAGGCGCCGAACGCCGACTACCAGATGTTCGAGACCGGCGGATCGGATGCCGCGATCGAGTGGCTGAAGAGCCGCTGATGTTTCAGGTAGCCGTGGTCATCGCCCTGACCGCGTGGCACTTCGGGACCCTGTTGCGCGACGCGTACCGGACCGTCCGCCACGACAGCAGGAACAGCGAGCTTGCCCGGTCCGCCGGGTACGGCTCGCTCCGGAGTTGACACGCACTACGTGACACTGTAATGTTCTACATGTCAGCACGAGATCGACCCGAAAGCAGGAGACATGAGCAACGGCCCGAGCTACGAATACGTCAGGGACGCGAACGGCTTCCTGATCAGTAAGCGCGTCATCGTCCGGCAGAACGTACGCACGGCACACGGGACGATCCACTCGTCCACGGTCGGCAGGTCGTACACGCTGCACGGCGCGCCCCAGGTGAACATCGTCGGGGTCGCTGCGGGAAAGGCGGACTGCGGGTCGCTCCTCTCGACCGCCGCCGAGATCGTCACTGACGCGGCGACCTGCCCGAAGTGCCGGGAGAACATCTGATGGCGCGCAAGCTCCCGAACCCACCCCGGAGGGGACTCGGCGGGTCCTGCGGGTGGTACAGGATCCCACCGCTGCTGGACTGCAAGCCGTTCAGGGGCCCGAAGCTGACCGAGGACGGCAAGCCGTTCGAGCCGACCGATCGTGAGATCGGCGCGGAGCTGACGTTCAGCTACGACGGGCGCGATATCACCGGTCAGGTCTGGAGCCTCGCCGTCGGCGGGGTGTGGGTGGTTGCCGACGGCACCGCGTACCTGCTCGGGAAGGAAGACTGGGTGAGGGAAGTGCTGTACGAGCGTAAACCTGCGGAGGACTTCCCGGTTCTGCGTGAGCTGCTGGACCTCAACGGCTGATCCGCGCCGCTGCCAGCTTCGACCGGCCTGAGGCTTCCTTGGGCCGGTCGCTGATGTTCGTGACGAACGACTCCGCGCCGGGCATCGACGCGAGCCGGTAGGCGGCGTACACGGACGCGTCCAGGTCACCTGGCGACTCGTGACTGTCCTCCTGCCAGGTCGCCCAGGTCTCCTCCAGCCCGAGCAGTCCCAGACCGGCGAACTGGACCCCGCCGGTGATCACGAGCTGCGCGATCGGTTCGGCCCGCAGCCGTTTACCGACCTTCGCGTTCACCGGCACCAGACGCGGGCACGGACCGGCGACGACACCGCGCGTCTGGAGCTGTTCCCAGGCGGTCCGGATCAGCCGACGGACCATGTCTTTGCCGTAGTTCTGCTCGTACACGATCTCGGCGGCCTGCACGTCGTGCGCGAGCTGACAGGCGCGCTCCGGCCACTCGTCAATGCTCATGTGGCCGGACAGGTCATGAGTCCAGACGACCCGGCCCGACCAGTCCTTGCCACCAGCAACGATTCCCGCGTTGTCGCGTCCACCGCCGGACGGGTCCACGGCTACGACGGTCTTCACGTACTCCGGCTGCGACCCGAGCAGGCGCGCGGCGTGGATCTGTTCCTCGGTCAGCAGCGCACCTTCAGGAGGCTGCGGGTCGCACTGGTACAGGCTCGACCAGTCGCGCATGGTGGACGTGCGCCGTTTGTCGGTCCAGTGTTTCCGAGCCCCTTCGATATCGCCTTCGGGGATCCACGGGTGCGGCAGCGGATCCCCGATCCGCCGACCGATCACGTCGTGGTCCTCGGTCGCGAACGCGGGCAGGCTGTTGACCCGCCAGCGTCCACCTTCGGTGTCGCGTCCTTCCGACTCCAGGACCCGGCCTACGAGATCGGCCTCGTGCCAGCGGGTGTTTACTATCAGCAGCGGCGCCTTCGGTCGCAGCCGCGACAGCAGCGAGCCGGAGTACTCGTTGTACGTCGATTCCCGGATGACCCGGCTGTCGGCGTCCTCGCGTCCGCCGAACGCGTCATCGATGACCATCATCGCTGCGGGGTTGCCGGACACGCCGGTCTGCATGCCGCCGGTCACGAGACCGGCGCCGGTCGTGGTCAGCCAGTTGTTCCGGGCGGCCTGCCGCCGGTCTTTCAGGAGGCCGAACTGCGCGCCGTGGTCGTCCACCAGCGTGCGGATCATCCGGCCTCGTGTGGCGGCCAGCTGCGCGGCGTAGGACATCAGGATCGCCGGGTCCTGCGGGTGGTGCGACATCCACCAGAACACGAACCAGACCGTCCAGAAGGTGTTGTGCGTAGGCAGCAGTGAACGACCAGCCAGGTATAGATGCGACGGGGAATCGACGGTGATGCACCGAACCGGTACGGATTCGACCTGTCGAGCCGACACGTACCGGACCCCCGCAACAGATGAGTCCCGGCATCGTTCACGTTTCCGGGGCAACCACGCAGCGTCTGACAGCATGAAACCAACGCGATACTTCGGCCCGTGGTCCACGCCGTTGAGCGTGGCTCGTCCTTTCCGGACAGTGGCCTTCGACCCGAGCGTGAAAACGAGTTCCCGGACACCTTCCGCGAGCGCCTCCACGGTCGTACAGAACTCAATCCCTCCCCGGTCAGGGTCTACGTACCCGTCGGTGTCTATGAGCCCTTGCAGCAGCGCGAGCCGTTGCTGCCGTGACCCACGGAGGTACTCCGTGGGTATGTGCTTCTGCCGACTGGTCTGTGTGCCTCCGACGGCAGCCTTCAGATCGGTGATGAACTGACTTTCGTAGCCGTTCCCGCGTTCACTCTTGGCACGATAAGTCGTGGCTTTACCGCTGTTCTGAGAGGCAGTGGGTTGCATGTTGTACCCGGCCTCCCGGAACCGATCGATGATCTCGGGGTCTGCCGTGGTGATGGCCGCGCCGGAGGTGTGTCCATCACCGAGCCATGCCCCGAGAACGTACGGGTCCATCGGAAGTACAGCGTCCGGAAGATCCAAACCGGGGCAGCTTTCGATCTGTGCGTTCTTCGCCCGCGATCTTGCCAGTACGTGAGTCTCGTGAATGGCGTACTTGTTCCGTCGATCCAGACGGGCACGCCAACGATGCTCCCGGTCCGCGATGATGCGCTCACCGTCTCCGGTGATCACCTCGTAGCACTCACGGTTGAGCCAGATGGGTGACACGTATGTCACGGTGCAGGGCTTCCCTGTCTCGTCAAAGACCTGATCGCCCACTCGGAGATCGCCCATCGTTGACCATCCGCCGGGAGTAGCTATCGGGGTATCGAGCGCAAGGGCTTTCCCTGACTGCGGAGGCTGCTCCACGATGCCCCGGTCACAGACACCGTTCAGCATGTCCACGGCCATCCGGTCGAGCACGTCGTGATAGGGCCGGTGCCGCCAGCGGTCACCGAGCATCCGGCGTGCCAGGGCTGACGGGGTGGGGTCGAGCTTGATCAGTCCGTGCTCGATCAGCTCGGAGTGCCGTCCCCGGCTGATCAGTTCTGCGAGTAGCCGTGTCTGGAGCTGAGACTTCGCTACCGGATCCAGGTGCTGGTAAGCGAGGGCTTCAGGGAGCGGCATGCGTCAGTGCCTGCCGGATCCGCTCGTTGGCCTGCACCGGCTGTGCCGTCATCGCATGGCCTCCTCGGTGGAGGCGGTCATCATGAGCGTCATCAGGCGTTCGATCTCCACGTCCTGCGCGGACTTCAGCGTGACCTCGACCTTCGACGCGTTCTCCAGCCCGAGCAGCTTGCAGCGGCGTATGTGGGCATCGAGACAGATATCGGCAGCGGACTTCGACCCGGCAGCGGCAGCGGCGAGGTTGCCTCTGGTCAGTACGTCCAGGATCGCCAGCTCGTGCGCGAGGTTGTGTGTCATGTCGCTGTACCGTTCGGGGACGTACAGGTCGTGCATCCGGCGGATGATGTTGTGCACGGATGTCTTCGCAAGCCCTACCTCAGCTGCGATTGCACGTTCCGACATGCCCAGTAGCGACATGTTGAAAATGGACTCGTCCCGCTCGGTCGTGGTCTGCTCGACCACACCGGATGTGGGAGCGTTGCCCTGTTCACTGAGTGGGTCCGTTGCCATGGTCGCCAGTATAGGGAACGACCGGCATAAACGGACCGGTCACCCACTTAGGCGACCGGTCGATTGTGTGGTCAGACCTCACCCTCACCACGCCTTGGCGGCACAGATCGGGCCTATGCCTTCCGCTCTCGAAGCGTCATCGGTGAGTGTCTTTCCGCAGCGGCCACAGGATCCGATCTCCCGCCCGTAACGCCGGGAGGCGGCCTCGGGCCCGTCGGTCTCGACTTTGGCCAGCAGGGCGTTCCTCACGTCGGCTGAGACCCGGTGCAGCTCGTCACCGGCCTGGACCCTGACGAAAACCCGTCCCCGGAACAGCCCCTCAGTGGGCCGGTCGACCTTCAGGAACACAGTCTGGCCGTCTTTCCCGGTGACCGCGTACCGGCCTACCGGGACGTTCGAGGTGGGTGCCCCGGTGCCGGTGGACACGACCGGCATCACCTTCAACGCGTCGATCCGCGCCGACACGGCGGCACGACCTGCGTTCCGGGCCCAGTCCAGCGCCTGCTCCGGGTCCACGTGCGGCGTCCGGGAGGCGCGGAGGCTCATCAGGAAGCCGATCTGCCGCTCGGTGGCCGGAAGGTGCCGGACCGAGGCCAGAGGCTGTTCTGCGGACGCTGAGGGCGCCACAGGCTCCTGACGGGCGATGCGCTGCGCGGCGACGATCTCGCGCCCGAGTGCGGTGTGTCGCGCCTTCAGCGCCTCGCCGGTGAGTCCGGTGGTGCCGTAGCGGGCGTCTACCCGAGCCTGTGCGGTGCCGTCTGCGAATCCCATGGTCCCTGCTCCCTGTCTCGTTCCCCTGCTGACAAGTACTACGGTACACGGTCTAGTAGTACTTGTCAAAAACCTCTGTGCGCCGATCTCCGGGGCTTTCAGGACCCGGCACGGGTAAGGAGACCCGAGAGGGGGTGAAAAGCCGGGAGGATCGATCCTCGCGCCAATGGTGAGCACTCCCGCTACAACCCCAGGAACATGACTAGCGCCTCCCGGTCCGACAGCGACAGGACAACCTCCGTCCTCCCCTCCGTCCCGGCCATCACTCCCGGCTGGACCCGGACGGAGATCCCGGTCGGGGTCCGCAGCAGGTCCAGGCGGTTGTCGCGGTTGTCGGTGATCCGGAGTTCCTGCTGCATCGTCAGACCTTCTCTCGCTGTGGGATGAACCGGACGGTGATGGAGGACCCGTCCGTGCCGATCTCGGTCAGGCACCGCAGCCGGTGCCGGGTCGCGTACATCCCCGCCGACTTCCGGACCAGCTCCGCGTCCCGCTGGTAGTGCTTCCCCCGGACCAGCTTGTGCGGCTCTCCGTCGGCGCGCTTGGCCCAGTCGATCATCGGATCGGAGTCGAGCGGCATCACAGGCTCCCATCGTGTCGGCGTCTCATGCGACAACCGTACCACTCGGCAACATTGCCGCCGTCAACCAAGGGTTGACGATCCTGTTGCTACGGGTAGTCACCGGAGTTTCCTGACAACCTGGCGCCAGGTTATCGATCAGCTTGTGAAAACGGGCTAAAACTAGCTCGCACGTAGCGTAATTCAATAAATACTTACTTATTAGTAATATAAGGAGCTGTGACCTGGGAGTATCACAGAGAGTATATTTAAGCTATACGAAGAGTAATTTAGCTAAATTTACCGTAAAACGATAAAATCTCCCGATTTAGCTAAAAACCGGGAGATTCTTCGAAGGGGTATTAACCTGGCGCCAGGTTGTCAGGAAACTCCGTATGCACAGAGAGTTACATCGGGTACAGCATCACCGCCGGACGCCTACTGGTCTTGACCTTGCCAATCCGGATCTCTCCGCGCTTCACGAGCAGGTCCAGCACCCCGCTGTAGGCCGACCGATCACCTGTCGTCAGGAGCGCGACCATGTCAGAGTTCCGGACACCCTCCAGCCCGGCGTCGCGCACCGCCGACAGGATCCGCTCCCGGACCCGGTCACGCCGTACGGACTCCGCATCCATGGTGTCCCGCTTCACGATCTCCGCGTGCCCGGCGGCCTCCGCAGCTCTGGTGTTGCTCTTGACCGCCTCCAGCATCAGCGCACGCTGGCACTCCGCCTGGACCTGCTGCGACTGGTGCACGAGCACCCCGGCCATCTGCCACCAGTTGTGCGAGATGTACGTCTCCCCGTGCAGGAACGCCAGCGCAGCGCCGACCTTCAGCCGGGTCAGGTTCAGGTGCCCGGTCAGCGGGTCATCGATCTGCCCCGTCTGGACCAGGTACCGGTTCTCCCGGATCTCCTCTTTCACGTCGTCTGGGTAGTCCACGTACTTCGGCAGTGGCAGCGGCAGGGACCATTGGACGGCGCCCGGCCACTCCGGCAGCTCCCGGGGGATGTCAGAGTCCGTGGCGTTGACCCACAGGAACCGTTGAGGGGTGCCCGCGTTCACCTCCCGGTCGTTCAGCAGCACGTCGGACAGCGCGGGCTGTACGCCGCCCATGACCACCCCTCGGTAGGCGCCCTCCGGAACGTCCCGCGTCCGCTCGGTGGTGGCGTTCTCCTGGCCCAGAGACTCTCCGGTGAGGAACTTCCGCAGTTCCGCCATGACGTGCGACCCCGAGCGGTTGTTCAGACCGTCGAGCGTGGCGATCTCGTCAATGACCACGATCCTGCGCGGGTCGTCCACCAGTTCGGGGACCTTGGTTTTCTTGTCCCGTGTCAGGTACGTCTCAGCGAGCCCTTCGGCGGACCCGATGTTCTTCTCGATCAGACTGGAGTCGAGCGCCTCGAACCCTTCCCACAGCACCTCGCGGGACAGCTTCCGGACCGACGACTTGCCGCCTCCGGACCGCGATACCGCCAGCGCGCCGAGATTCAGGGCCATCTCGCTGCCGACCGTCGGCGGCAGCTTCACGCTCGCGGGGATCTCCGCCAGCACCCGGACCAGGACGTGCACGAGCAGGCAGGGCGCGCTGGCTGTCCGGGCATAGGCGGCCTGCCGGATCCGCTGGAGGATCGGTGTCCGGTCGAACAGGTCGTAGGACGACAGCGCGCGGGTGTCGTCGGACCAGTCGTCGTTGAACTCCGGCACGTCCCACGGCGGGCGCAGCACCGCATCAGCCAGGACGGCTTTCCGCAGCGTCGGTGACCACTTCCCCTGGCACTTCGGATCCGAGGACATCGGTTCTGGCAGCAGGTCGGCGTACAGCGCGCGGGCGGCCTTCCGGTCGAGCCCTGTCCACGGCGTAATGGCGATCCGGACCAGGTCCCATGCCAGGTCGCGGGTGTACGCCTCCCACCCGCCGCGCCCGTCGTGGTGCCCGTCCGGCCAGTTCGCCACGTCGGTGAGTGTCCGCTGCCACCAGGCGGTCCGGGATGCCACCCAGGACGCGGCAGCGTCCGTCTGTGCCGGACTCAGCCGCTCGAACTCCGGCCCGTCGTACGTGATCGTCTGATCGTCGTCGTCGGCCCTGCGGATGAGCAGGGACCGTAGCGCGCTGCCGGACAGGTCTTCGACACCGAGGACGTACAGGTCATCGATCGCACCGAAGTCGGGTTCGGTCTCCCAGACGTAGGCGCGGGCCACTCCGTCACGTGCCAGCTTGACGGTCGGCGCGATGAACACGAACATCCTCCCCGCGCCGCTCGGGAGTCCGGAGGCCACGTCCACCCCTGGCAGCTGCACCTTCCGCACCCGCAGCGGTGCTACGAGATCGTGTGTCCCGCCGTTGGGCGTCCGGGCAGTGCCGTACGAAATCGGCATCGGCACATCACCGGCTGATCCGCCGTTCTGCGGGTCCACGTCGATCACATCTAGGGTGTGACCGGCCACCATCCCGAGGGCGTCACCTGGTTTCCAGTCGTCAAGGACCGACGGGTCCGGCGGGGTGTGCTGCCAGCGGTTCGGCAGCACGTACCCGTAGACGGCGTCGGGTTTGTCCGACGGCTTGGCGACGAACACCGGTATGCCACGCTGGATCAGTCCCCGTGCGATCTCCAGGGCGTGCGCCTGCTCGGGGGTGATGTCGGTCTGGGTGACAGTTGCCCCGTGGTCTGTCATTATTGGGACGTTCCTTTCTCGCAGAGGGGTTCGGGCGGCGCCGATGCTTCGGAATCGGCGCCGTCTCTCGTTCCCCAGGTCGGTCCGACGATGGTAGACCTGTGAACGGGCTGAGGGCATCGGGCAACGATCACGACCGGTTCGATTCCATCCACCGGTTGGCGGCCTCCAGGTCTACCGTCTCGGACAGCGCCTGGAGGGCTTCCGACAGGGTCACCGTGCGGCCCGCGACTCCGGTCAGCCGGGCGGTGACGAGCTTCAGCGCGGCGCGGGACTCGGGACGGATGTTGATCGTGACGAACCCGCTCGTAGCGGGGGTGCGCATCTGCGTGCGCTTGCGTGTGGTGGTCATAGCCGGATGCTACACCATCGTCGGGGATGTGGTACGGTTACCCCGTGACCGCGACAGACCAGAGCGCGGCAGACCGGAAGGACCCCGCAGATGAGACGAACCGCCCAGTGCCCCGAGTGCTACCGGCGGCAGCCGGTCAAGCGTGACGGCGGCCTGTTCCTGCACACGCGCGGCCACGGGCCGAACCCGTCGGACCTGCCCGTGTGCCCCGGCAGTGGCCGCGAGGTGACCCGGTGAGCCGGTTCGAGCCGACGGACGAACAGCAGGCAATTATCGATGCCTTCAGCAACGATCAGGAGATCCGGGTGCAGGCTGCCGCCGGAAGCGGCAAGACATCCACACTGCTGATGCTGGCACAGTCGAAGATCGAGGACGATTGCCTGTACGTGGCGTACAACCGGGCGATCAAGGAAGAGATGCAGCAGAAGGCGTCTCTCAACCTGACGCCGGTCACCTCCCACTCCCTGGCGTTCCGGGAGGTAGGCGTGCGATACAAGCATCGGCTGAACGGTGCCCGGCTGAACAGCACCCAGACCGCGTCCCTGCTCGGAGTGCGACCGTTCCGGGTCAGCGAGGAACGACCGCTGTTGAACCCGTTCGTGATTACCGGACTGGTCAACGAGACGACCCGGCAGTTCACGTACTCCAGCTCGACCCGGATCTCAGCGGTGCACGTGCCGAAGGTGACCGGGTACACCGAGGAAGACAACCGCGTCCTCGCGGAGCACATCGTGCCGCTGGCACTGCGGGCGTGGAAAGACCTTCAGTCGATCGACGGGAAGCTGTATTACTCCCACGACACTTATCTGAAGTCCTGGAGTATGACCGATCCGAAGCTGTCCGGTGATGTACTGATGTTGGACGAGGCGCAGGACGCCAACCCGTGCCTGACGGGTGTGATCCGAAACCAGACGCACATGCAGCGGATCATGGTGGGGGACAGCAGTCAGCAGCTCTACTCTTTCCGGGGCGCGCAGGACGCGCTCAAGGTGCTGCCAGGGATCGAGCTGCCGCTGAGTCAGTCGTTCCGGTTCGGGCAACCGATCGCGGAGGAAGCGAACCTGTGGCTGGACGAGCTGCACGCGCCGCTGCGGGTCCGGGGGTTCGATCAGGTGCACTCGGAGGTGACCCGTGATCTGCCGGGCGCGAAGGCCGTCCTGTGCCGTACGAACATGGGGTGCATGGGTGAGGGCATGACGTACCTGAACGCCGGTCAGCGGGTCGCGATGGTCGGCGGTACGGATCAGGTGGACAAGCTCGCAAAAGCGTGCCTGGACCTTCAGGAGAACGGCAAGACGACCCACCCCGAGCTGATCGCGTTCGACAGCTGGGATGCCGTCGTGGAGTACTCCGAGGAAGCGCAGGGGTCGGACCTGAAGCCGATGGTCGGGCTGATCCAGCGCTACGGCGCGAAAGGCGTGCTGTACGCGACGCGCCGCTTCGTGGACGAGTCGAGCGCCGACGTGATCGTCAGCACGGCACACAAGGCGAAAGGCCGGGAGTGGACCGGAGTCCGGATCGGGGAGGATTTCCATCAGGAGCCGGACGACAACGGCGAGATCGTGATCAGCCGGGCGGACGCCATGCTTGCCTACGTCAGTGTCACCCGTGCCCGTGAGGAACTGGGCGTGGGTGGCCTGGACTGGATCCGCTACGGAGACGTGAAGGTGACGGAATGACAGGCAGCTTGTGCAACTGCGGCGGACCGGACCCGGAAGGGGCACATGAGCCGATGTGCCCGGAGAACTCGCTGACGCAATCCCTCACAGGGCGCAAATTCTTCGGCTACCGCTGTGTCTACTGCCAGGTCGGTAGCCCGTTCCTGGAGACGCTCGAAGCTGCCCGTGTGGCGTACACCGATCACCTGACCCGGCACGGAGCAGACGGGTTCACCGAGGAGCAGCGCCGGAAGTGGTGCCGGTGCGGAGGCGCACCGGCGGACAGACAGTGGTGCCCGCTGCACGGGCGGTTCGAGGTGGAGTGGCAGAACTTCATAGACGGCAGCCCCATCGGCGTGGAGTACAAGACCGACGAGTACGCGTCCCAGAGCGGCAACCGGCGTGTAATCGCTCTTCAGAACGCGGTGTGGGAGAACATCAGCATCCGCAATGACGACGACACCCTGCCCGAGCTGAGGTACCGCCTCCTGACGGGCTGGACGGCTCCCCGTGCGTGAGTCAGCGGTCGAGCGTCATCTCGTCCAGCGGGTGAAGGCGCTCGGGGGCATGTGCGTGAAGCTCGCACCGACGATGACCGGACTGCCGGACCGCCTCGTGATGCTGCCGGGCGGGGGCATCTGGTTCGTGGAGCTGAAACAGCCGAAAGGAAAGGTCGCTCCGATCCAGGTCGAGATGCATCGCCGGTTGGACGTGCTCGGGCATCCGGTCGCCACGCTGTGGAACCGTGACCAGATCGACCTGTGGCTGGAGTTCCGGTGACCCATCTCTACACGCTGCACGACCATCAGGTGAAGGCAGTCGAGCACCTGCACAAGAACCCGCGTGCTGGTCTCTTTTTACCGGTCGGAGCAGGGAAGACCTTATCGGTGCTGGCGGCAACGACCCCGGAGCACCTGCCGATGCTGGTCGTCGCACCGAAGCAGGTCGCGGAGCATGTCTGGCCCGCCGAGACGGCACGCTGGCGGCCAGACCTGACCATCGCACTGGCCGCCGGGACGCCCGCCAAACGTGCCGCCGCGTTCGCCCGTGAGGCCGATATCACCGTGGTCAGCCGGGACAACCTGGCGGACGCGCTGAAGTACCCGAAGCGGTTCGCGACGATCGTCCTGGACGAGTCACAGAGTTTCAAGTCCCGGTCGTCGGCGCGCTGGAAGGCGGCCCGGAAGCTGACCAAGGACGCTGCGCACGTGTGGGTGCTGACCGGCACTCCGGCGGGTAACGGACTGCTCGACCTGTGGGCGCAGGTGTACCTGATCGACAACGGGGAGCGGCTGTACCCGCAGATCACCCGGTTCCGGCAGCGGTATTTCTATCCGGAGAAGGTGCTGCCGAATGGCGTCGTCGCGAAGTGGGGGATCAAGCCGGGCGCGGAGGAAGCTATCTACAAGGTGCTCGGAGACGTGTGCTTGCATATCCCGCTGGATGGTCTGGACCTGCCGGAGATCACGTACAACACCGTCCCGGTCGGTCTTCCGCCGCCGGTGCAGCGGATGTACGACACGCTGAAGAAAGACGGCGTGGTGAGCCTGGAGCTGCTGGGCGGGGACGTGTACGCGGCGCCGACGGCGGCGACCCTGTCCAACCGGCTGACGCAGGTGACCGCCGGGATTTTCTACAGCGAGAACGGCGACGGCAGCTACGAAGGGCTGCACGTGGAGAAGCTGCGGGCGCTGTCGGAGATCGTGGAGACGACCGAGGGCGGGGTGTTGGTGTTCTACCGGTACCGGGCTGAGATGGAGCGCATTCTCCAATTGTTGCCTCAGGCACGGAAGGTCACGGACAAGGGTGCCATTGACGCCTGGAACGCACGAGAGCTTCCGGTGATGGTGGCCCACCCTGCCAGCGCGGGACACGGGCTGAACCTTCAATTCGGGGGTTCCGTTATAGCGTGGTGTAGCCTCCCGTGGTCGCTGGAAGAGTGGATCCAGGCGAACGGTCGGCTGCACCGGCAGGGGCAGGAGAACCGGGTGATGGTGCACATGCTGACCGTCCCGGATTCGATCGACGGGAACATCTTCGACGTGCTGCAAGGGAAGCGGACCGTCCAGCAGGCACTGCTGGACGCACTCACTAGGTAACTGTGCTACTCTCCCACTAAGCTACATTCTCGAAACTCTCGAAACTCACTCAACTCACGAAAGGCACGACACTCATGCAGATCACGTTCGACACGGAGAACATCTCCGAGCAGGACCGGGCCGTCCTCGCGTTCATCGCGTCCGGCGAGACCGACCCCTACGCCGCGTCCCTGAGCACCCGTCCGGCTGTCTCCACCAGCCAGAAGGACGAGCCGGTTCAGGCGCAGACGGAGAAGCCGAAGCGCTCCCGCCGCACCAACGCCGAGATCGCGTTCGACACCGCGAAAGAGGCGTACGAAGCTGCCGACAGCGCCGAGAACTGGAACGCGCTCACGAGCGCGGCCAACGAGCTGAAGTCGAAGGACCCGGACAACGACCGGCTCTCCGGTCAGTCGTTCCAGACGGCGGACGAGACCACCGCGACCACCGAGGACAGCGCTCCGGAAGAGACCCCCGACGACGCGGCCCCGGAATCTGCCGACGAGCCTGCGATCACTCCGGCGTCGGTGAAGCAGCTCGCGTCACAGCTCATCACCACCGACCGGGACGCGGCGATCGCGATTCTGCACTCTCTCGGGGCAAACAAGTTCTCGGAGCTGTCCGACGATCAGCTTCCGGAGTTCCACGCCATGGCCACCAAGGCTCTGAAGGCCGCTGCGGACCCGGAATGATCGAGTCCCGCAGTCATGCGCGGCTGGGTCCCTCAGCCGCGCACCGGTGGCTAGCCTGCCCGGCGTCGGTGCTGCTGTGCGAATCGCTGGAGATCACCGGCGCCGACACCGGCAGCGTCTACGCGGCGGAAGGTACGGCGGCGCACAGCATCGCCGAGATCGTCGCCAGTGAAGCGTTCGGGATGATGTCCGGTGCCATGGTCACCGCAGCCCTGGCTGCCTGGCGAGGCAGCTACAGCGACGCTCCGTGGATCCCCGAGGGTGAGACGATCTCCGACGTTCAGGACGAGATGGTCGAGCACGCACGGATGTATGTCGGCGTGCTGCGGAAGTACGTGACCGCCTCCAGCGTGATCCGGCTCGAACAGCGGGTGTCACCCGGAGTCGAGCACGTGTGGGGGACGGCGGACGCGACGATCTCGGACACCGACGTACTGACCGTGGTCGATTACAAGTACGGCAAGGGCGTCCGGGTGGATGCCATGAGCAACGAACAGCTCATGTTCTACGCGCTCGGAGCGTGGGAGGCCGATCTGATGGGGACGGCGTCTCTCGTCCGGATCGTCGTGGTTCAGCCCCGGCTCGACCATGTCTCGGTATGGGAGATCGAGACACACGAGCTGCTGAACTGGCGTGACGAGGTCGCCCGGCCTGGCGCGGCCCGCGTGCTGGAGCCGGATGCGCCGTTCGGCCCGAGCGAGGAAGCCTGCCGGTTCTGTCCGGCGCGCGGCCAGTGCAAGGCGCAGATGGAGTGGTCCGTGCGCCGCGACTTCGGCAGCGACGATGAGTCACTCGGACTCATGGATGGGGACGATTTCGCGGAGGCGATGCGGTTGGCGCCGGTCATCCGGGCGTGGCTCACCGCCGTGGAGGAGAAGGCGCTTACGCGGGTGTATGCCGACCATGAGGAGATCCCCGGCTGGAAGGTCGTGCAGTCGGGCGGTACCCGGAAGATCACCGATACCGACGACGCTATCGGGAAGCTGGAGGCCGCCGGGCTGGACCGCCGTCAGTTCCTGCGCCCGGTCGTACCGCAGCTCCAGACGCTTGCCGTCCTGGACAAGCTGTGCGGGCGCGGGAAGACCGGGCGGGACCGTCTCCAGCACCTGCTGGGTGACACGCTCGGGGTGACCGAGGGGCGCCCGTCACTGGTCCCTGCCGACGACCCACGACCGCCGGTGTCGAACGTTGACAGCGCGGTCCTCGATTTTGCCGACCCGGACGACTGAAGTTGCCCCGGTAGTGGCAACGTGGTAATGTTCCATTTGCGGCGGTAAGCCGTGACCATCACTCAACTCACGAGAATCACGAGAATCAGGAGACTCACACAATGGCTGACAATTCGACCAAGGTCATCACCGGCAAGGTCCGGCTGAGCTACCCCGAGCTGTTCAAGGCGCGGAAGGCCAACGAGAACGCGGACCCGAAGTTCAGCGTTGAGGTTCTGGTGCCGAAGACCGACACCAAGACGGTAGCGAAGATCCGCGCCGCACAGAACGCGGCGGCGACCAGCGATCAGGGCGTGAAGGCGCTCGGTCCGCAGTCCCCGGCCAACACCTACGGCGGGGAGAAGTTCAACGGGAAGAAATTCGGTGATACGCTGCGCGACGGCGACGACCCGGACGAGAACGAAGGCCGCCCGGAGCGTGAGGGGCACTGGTTCCTGACCGTCCGCTCCAGCGAGCGCTACAAGCCAGGCGTGGTGGACAAGGACTCGAACCCGGTCATGGATCAGTCGGAGGTCTACGGCGGCGTCTACGCCCGTGTCTCCATGGCGGCGTTCGCCTTCAGCACCGAGGGGAACAAGGGTGTCTCGTTCGGTCTGAACAACGTCATGGTCCTGGGTTACGGCGATCCGTTCGGCGGCGCCCGCGCGTCGGCTGAGGACGACTTCAGCGACGACTTCGAGGACGACGGTCCTTCGGACGACGACCTTCTCTAGCCGGTCTCCTCGCCCCCGCCAGTACCCATCTGGCGGGGGCGTGGTCGTATCCTCTGAAGGGAGGTACCCCCGTGGCGTTCAGGCGCTTACAGCACATCCTGTGGCTGGACACCGAATCTCGGTGCGAGCTGGACATCCGCAAAACCAATGCCTACCGGTACGTCGAACACGAGTCGTTCGACCTGCTGATGATCGCGTACGCCCTGGACAACCAGCCGGTCCGGCTTGTGGATGACCCTGCCGACCTGTTCGACACGATCACCGAGCTGATAGCCGGTGCCGCCCGCAACGAGTACCTGCTACTGGCTCACAACTCCGGGTTCGATCGGGTGGCCATGAGCGCCTATCTCGGCATGGGAGTCGGGCAGTACCTGCCGCCGGAGCGGTGGGACGACTCCATGGTCCGGGCGGCCAACGCGGGCTACCCGCAGGGGCTGGACAAGCTCGGGAAGACCCTCGGTGTGAAGCCGAAGGACTCGGCAGGAACCCTGCTCATCAACAAATTCTCCAAGCCGAACCGCAAGGGAGAGTGGAACGACCGCAACAGCCACCCCGAGGACTGGGAGCGGTTCGGCGCCTACTGCGTGAACGACGTGGAGACGATGCGGGAGGCGTGCGCGTTCCTGCCTCCGCAGTCCCCCGCAGAGCGGTCCGTATGGCTGGCGGACCAGCACATCAACGACCGGGGCGTCCGGGTAGACGTGCCGATGGCAGCAGCGGCGATCGTCGCGGCGTCGGAAAACAAGGCGTCCGCGCGGCGCGAGGTGATCGAGCTGACCGGTGTGGAGAACCCCGGCAGCGTTCAGCAGTTGCTCGGGTGGTTCAGCGCGCAGGGCCGGGAACTGGGAGACCTGCGGGCCGACACCGTCAAGGAACAGCTGACGATCCCCGAGCTGCCCGCCGGACAGCGTCGCGTCCTGGAGCTACGGCAGGAACTCGCACTGGCCGCCAGCGCGAAGTACGACGCCTGCGTGAACGGCGTCAACAGTGACGGACGGCTGCGGGGGCAGACACGGTACTACGGCGCACACACGGGCCGATGGGGTGGCCGGGGCGTGCAGCTCCAGAATCTCCCCCGGATGTCCCTGGGTGAGCGTGAGCCGTTGGCGATCCTGGATCTGATGTCCGGTCTCGGGGCGTCGCCTAACGCGCTGAAGGCGCTCGTACGCCCGCTGCTGACGGGACCGCTGACCGTGGTGGACTACTCAGCAATCGAAGCGCGGGTGCTGGCGTGGCTGGCAGGGGAGCAATGGGTCCTGGACGCGTTCCGCGACGGGCAGGATCTCTACGTGGAGACCGCCCGGCGGTTCGGTCCGCAGTTCACCCGGCAGCACGGCAAGGTTGCGGTCCTGGCACTCGGGTACGGCGGCGCGGTCGGCGCGCTGCGGAACATGGGCGCGAAAGGCGAGGACAACGAGCTGAGGCCGCTGGTCGATCTGTACCGGTCGGCAAACCCGAAGATCAAGCAGTTTTGGTACGACGCGTGGGACACGTTCCAGAGTGGCGGTGAGTGCGGTCGGCTGACCGTGAAGGCACAGCGGGGCGTGCGAACGATCGTGCTCCCGTCGGGCCGGGAGATCGTCTACAGGGGCGTACACCGAGCCACCTGGGCTGACGAGGACGGCACCGTCCGGAAGGGGATCGCGTTCCGGCACCCGACCGGTAAGACACCGAAATTGTGGTTCGGAATTATTGCCGAAAATTGCACCCAGGCGGTTGCTCGTGATCTGCTGGCGTACAGCTTACCGAAACTGGAGGCTGCCGGGGTGCCGACCGTGGCGCACGTGCACGATGAGATCGTGGCCGACGGGGATCACCTGGAGGCCATGGCCGCGACGATGACCGATCTCCCGGCGTGGGCTGCCGGTCTGCCGTTGTCGGTCGGCGGATGGTGCGATGAGCACCAACGGAACTGCCCCGGCCACGTGGTGGAGCGCTACACCAAATAGAAACGACCCTGCTCTGAGAGCAGGGTCGTTCGTCGTACACCGGTCAGTAGATCTTACCGGCGATCCAGATATCACCGGCGGCGTCGGTCAGCAGGACCCGGCCATCCTTCAAATCGATCAGGTGCGTGAAGCCGTCCTGTGCGGGTGCGTTCTCCGTCGGGTTCACCAGCTTCCAGTTCTCCGAGCTGTCGTCGGGGTCGTAGAGGTTCCAGACCTGACCGGGCGTGACGACCGTGATCGGCAGCAGGCCCTTCATCCGGTACATGGCCTGCTGAACCTGACGCTTGCTGTATCCGAGCGCCATCATGTCGGACAGGGTCACGTCGTGGCCCCAGTTCTCTCGCAGCAGCGCTTCCAGTTCGAAACGTATCGTCATGTGCTGTTCCTTTCCCGCGTGGGTAACTTGACCACAGAGTAACACGGATGCGAACATGTCCGCATGGCTCAAACGATCGCAACCGCCGCGCAGGTGGCAGCGCTGTACGGCGTCAACATCTCCACCGTGTACCGGTGGATTCAGACCGGCCAGTTCACCCCGGCGCCGCAGCATGTCCCGTCGTTCACCGGCAAGCAGGACCGGTACCTGTTCGATCGGGAAGCCGTCGCCCGGCAGTTCCGTGCGGAGATCCACGGGGAGCGCCTGGAGATCAGCGCCCAGCTGATTAAACGGCTGAAGGCATTCACCGGATGAACTTGACGTACTACATGACAACTGTCATGCTGTGCATGTCAGCAAAACCGGAGAGGAACCGAGCATGAGTCGCACACCCGTGGACCCCGAGACCTACGCAGTGACCGGTAAGCAGTACACAGCGCCGGACAGTGAAGGTCACCTACACGTCGTGGTTAAGAGTCTGGAGTCGCCGTCTGCCCCGTGGACGACCTACACCGGAAGTGCGGCTGGCGTCTGGGTCATCACCTCCCGGCAACACCGGACTCTTGCCGATGCAAAATCTCACCTTCTGACAGTCGGCGGATGGGCGGCCAGGTGAACGCACCCCTAGAGGCCAGAGGCGGCGTGCTGTACGTCCTCAGCCCCGCCGATAAGACCGTCCGCGTGACGCATGTCGCTGAGAAGCACCGGTGGTGCGGCGTACGCAAACACGGCACCCTCAGTGAGTTCATTGAGCCCGATAGCGCGGCAGTCATCTGGGACGACGACCCGGGCCGGTCATCGGCCCACAACCTATCGAATCTGGAGGTATGCACATGTCAATGACGGCGTTCCGCTACGAGGGCGGCAAGCCGGTCGGACTGGACTGGTCCGTACACAACGACGGGTCACACGACCCAACGCTCTGGAGAAAGGCGTCTCGCATCAGCAAGGACGCCGAAGCGAAGGCCGCACGGAAGCGCGCCCGGCCCGGCGTGCAGAACCCCGGTGTCGGTCGTGGTGGTGCCCGCAAACACCCGGCAGAGGTCGAGCAGGCGGTGATCGAGGCGTACCGCGCCGGGCGCCCGATCCCGGATATCACCAACGCGTATCCGATGTCGAACAAGACCGTCTACCGGATCCTTGACCGCAACGGCGTACCCCGCCGCAACGACCGGTGACGGTCCGGAGGGGTACGAGCAACGGCAACTCAGCCGGTAGCTCGGAGGACCGGCGACGGCGCCGGGCATGGCTGCTGAACACGTACCGCGCCGATGTGGACGTGTTCAGCGGGGAGCACGGCGGTGAGAGCTTCTGGGACAAGGACGGGGTTCTGGCGGCGCCACTCGGTCAGGGCGATCCGGCTTGCCGCTGCTACCGCTGTGGCCGCCTGCTCGTGCTGGAGGTCTTGACCGTGGACCGGATCCTCCCCGGCTGCAACTCCGAGACCGGGGGTGCGACCCGTGGACGCTGACTCCGGTAGCGGCACGCCGTTCTGCACGTGCGGATGCCCCAACGGTTTCGGCAACGCACGCTACCGCGAGACCGGCGATCCGAAGGACCAGTGGTTGTGCGCCGACTGCCACCGGCCCGCCCAGCAGTTGTTTATGTCAACCGAGCGATGGAGGCCAGAGCGTGAAACGTATTTTGACCGTCGGACGGATCCGGACGACTTGGGCGCTCGGGCGGGAGCTGGAGCAGTCCGTAGCGCATCCGGGGCAGGGGAAAATCAAGTCCGGACGGCTGCTGGTCAGCCTCAAAGCGTTCCCGTGCCCACAGGACGCGCTCGGGCCGATGCTCCGGGAGATGGCGTATGGGCTGCGTACGCCGACGAACTCGACCGACTTCTCTGAAGTGCCCCGGTGTCACGTCTGCCGGGGGCAGATCTGGCCGGAGGACGCATTCACCCGTGATGACAGCGGGTTCGTCCATCTCGACTGTATTGACGTGTAGTGCGTGACGCGGTAACGTACTACCTGACAGCCCAGAGGCAGGAGAGCCACCGTGAATAACCCCTACGACCTGATCGTTGCACCGAGCAAGCTGGACAAGGCGATCGACGCAGTCGTCACCGAGCAGAACGCGGCCTATATCGACACCCTGTGCCGCCTGTGCTCGGGCACCGGCACCCGCTACACGCGGGTCACCGAGACGCACTGGGACCGGCACGCCTGCCTGACCTGTGGCGGGACGGGAGACGCCCAGTGAGCGCGAACAATTATCGGAACTGCCCACGCTGCGAGCTGCGGAACCTGGAGGCACTGCGCCAGCGGGACGCAGAGATCGAGCAGGCGTACGGCACCGTCAGCATCGAAGAGTTCGACCGGCTGCGGAGCACGGTCCCCGAGCCCCTGAACCCCACCCTGCGTGAGGACTACGAATTCTACGGTCACGATGAACTCCTTCAGATCAGCTACCGGGCGTCCTGCGACGTATGCGGGCTGACGGCAAAGATCTCGGTCACCCGAACCCTGTGGACGCCGGGGCAGCTCCGGTGAGCGATCCCGTAGCCGCTGCCGTGGCGCACGCCGAATGCACAACGGAGACGTGGGAGCCCGATCTCGACAACGCCATTCTCAAAGTGGCCGCGCTCGGTCTGGCATCTCTCGGCACGACCCCGCGACCACCCGCACCGATCGAGGAGGAACCAGACGATGGCGAATGACCCGGTCCGGGATTGGGCGCTGACGATCAGCGCCCAGCTGGCAGACATCGAAACCGAAGTCGGGTCGATCGGCAGCAAGGTCATGCAGGCAGCGATCCACCACCAGTGCGGGCCCGCAGACACCGCCCAGCAGCAGACCGATCGGCTGGACGACATGGTCACCGCACTGTCGCGTGACCTGCGTCAGTTCCGGAAGGCGTTGCGGCTGTGAAGGGCCATCGCCGCCGGAGACGCATCCGGGTCGGCTGGACGATCAGGTTCGGACCGTTCCGGTTCCGGATCTTCTGACCCCGAGAGAACAGGAGAAACACCATGGCTGTACCGCAGCCCAGACCACTCACCGAAGAGCTTGTGACCGTACCGGAGATCGCGTTCATCGGCGGTGTCAAGACCGGCACCGTCGAGCGCTGGAAGGTCGATCAGGAGAACCGCCCGCGCGTGCTCCCGGTGCCGGACCAGTACATCGGAAGTACGCCAGTCTGGCGACTGAAGCGCATCGTCGCGTTCTTCCGGGACTCCAACCGCCCGATGGTCGCGGTGGACGAATACCGGAAGGCCCGCGACGCGGGCAAGTTCCGCCGTCGCGGACAATGAGGAAAGCCCCCGAGTCCGAAGACCGGGGGCTTTCCTGTGTCAGCAAGTGCAGCGACTTCCGCCCAGAGAGTCAGTAGCACCGATGCGCCTACAGCGTACCTGACGGCTCGGTCCGGGTCACGTCCACCTCGTGCCCGAGCGGCACCGGAGACGCCGGGCCCGCAACGACACTGCCGTCCTCGGTCAGCCGTGCGGCTACGTCCTTCCATGGCGCCGTCTTGGTCTGCGTGACCACCCCACCGACCGCCGTACCGACCGTGGTCACTCCGGCCAGTACGATCAGCAGCCAGCGCGGTACCGACGGTTCGGCGGCCAGTACACCGGTCAGGGCTGACGCACCGGCCACGATCGACGCGAGCACCAGGACAGGACGGCTCATGCCTTGGACTCGTCAATCCCGTCGGGCGTCTCGGTGGTCACCGGAGGGAGCGCCTTCAGGATCGTGTCCAGCGCAGCGTCCATCTCAGCCTGACGCTGAGCATCGGTCTCGGTGTCGGTGTTCTGGACGATCTGCCGGGTGAAGTTGTTCCCGGCAACGGTCATCTGCTGGCTGTACTTCGTGATCGCGCGGACGGCGTTCGCCACGTTCTGGCGGGTGTTGTCCTGGATCTGTACCGTGCACGCCTTCTGGTACGCCTTCAGGTCAGCGATCGCGGCGAGGATCTTGTCCACGTCGGCCATGGTGAGTTCTCCGTTCTGTACTGCCGGGGGAGGGGTCGGCGGTGTCGGCTTGCTGCCGGAAGCACCGGTCGTGATCCAGCGGGACGTATCGCTGGCAGCGGCACGAGTCCGTTCGATCGAAATGTGCATGTGATGGATGTGCGGATTCGGGCCGGTGTACTTCCGTTTCGCGAACGCGTACGTGCGGCTGTAGATGAACCCGTCGTGGATCACGTACCAGGTGCGTAGATCGGCCTTCAGCACCTGGAGCATCCGGTTGAAGTCGATATCGGCGGTCGTGACATCGATCGCGCGGACGACACCGCCCGCGTTCCAGTCCGGGTTGTGGTCGGACGGGCGTGCCTGATGCGACGCGTCACCGATCGACCCGTCCGACGCCTTGGATCGGTTCGGCCAGAGCTGATCGATTTCCTTGATCAGCTCGACCAGCGACGGCGCGAGGTACCAGCTCCCGCCGGATCCGCGCCCGGATGTCTGGACCACTACTCCCCCTCCGTGTAGAACTCGACCGACTGATACCGCTTGAATACGTCACCGATCGTGAACCCGGCGGCCTCCAGCGCGTTCCGCGCGACGATGACGGCAAGGTCTGCCGCCGATTCATCGGCGGGTGGCATTCCGTTGAGTAGCGATACCTGTAGCCGGGTGCCGTTGGGGTGAAAAGCCTGCACTGTGTACTGACCGACAGATTCTTTGACGGGGTCTCCGAAAGACATTTCGCTATCTCCTATGCGCTTCCGCGACGTACGGCAGAAATCCGGGATCGGCCCCCACCGCTGGACAGGATATGGGTGTCTGTGCCCCCGACAGAGTTACGCTGCGCCCATAGGGTCAGCACGTCCCCGGCAGCGCACTGGATCACCCGGTGACCGGACCCGCTGGCGTGCAACTGCAACGCTGGCTGATCGACGGTAGAGCTTCCCTGAGAGTTCAGCATCATCCGCGTTTCGGTGTTCGGGATCAGAACGCCGTTCTGGTAGACCGCGCACGCACAGGACGTGTTGACGATGTTTCCGGGGGCGGTAGATGTGTTGTTGGCGTTGCCAACGCCTGTCCAGTTCAGATCGTAGATCCCGGCTACCCCGATGGTCAGCCCGTTCAGCTCTGTGATCTGCTCGTAGACGCCGTTCGCTCCGGAGAGCAGATGGTCGAAGTTCGTTGCAGGCGTCTGGTAGTACACGGGTTTGAGCTGGAGCCGACCGTTGCTCGGGTCAACCTTGAAGTCGTTGCTGTCGATACAGATCGACGCCATCGCTCTACGCTCCGATCCGCGCGGCGACGATCCGTGCGCGCCCGCTGTCGTTCGAGATCACCTGATACGCGATACCGGTCTGTGCATTGTTCGAAGACCGCTTCGCCCAGAGGGTGAGCACGTCATTCGCTTGACATGCGATCACACGTGCTCCCTTCGCCCCACCGTGGAGCTGCATGGAAGGGATCACCATAGTGCCAGTGGGTGCGCCCTGTGACTCCAAAATGGCGCGAGTTTCGGTGTTCGGGACCTGGATCCCGTTGCGGTACAGAGAGACGGATACTTCCGCCCGAATAGCCCCCGTTACGGTTTGGCCGCTTCCGGTTATCGGGATCGTGGCGTTACCCGCAGCTTCCCAGTTCACCAGGTACGTACCGTTCTGGAGGACTGTCACGGCTGGAAGCTCGGTCAGCTGTTCCCACACGTTCGCAGCAGAGGCAATGTCATGCGTGAACGTCGCAGCAGCGTCCGGCGACTGGTAGAACACCGCCGGGGTGTTGTTCCCGACGCAGGTTCGTACGTCGGTGCAATCGACCCGCAGACCAGCGCCGACAGCCTTCAGCAAGTTGCCGGTAGCCGGGTCCAGGATCGGTGCGCCGCTGATGACGCCTCCGATCAGACTCAGGTCGAGCGTCGGGGTGTCCGCGACACCGACCGAGCCGGACGCACTCGAACAGCCACAACGTGCCATGGGTCAGCCCTCCAATCCGGGGAACAGTTTACGGGTCATGCGCTCGGGTCCGTTCCTATCGCGGCGAACACCGGCTGGACAGTTTCGCCCTGCCCGGCGGCGTACGTGACATTCAGCTGAGTCAGCCGGAGATCCTGCACGGCGGTCTTGCACGTGCAGTCGATCGCGACCGGTACCGTCACGCCGGGCACCAGATCGTTGATGCAGACCGGCGCGCTGGGTGCCAGCCCGGCCCCGTTCGGTGGCTGCACCTGGACGGGCGGTGGGTTGTTCCCGTTGACGATCCCGCGTGCCTGACTGGCCGCTGTGCCGTTCGTGGTGATCCGGTCGTCATTCACCAGCCGCTCCACCAGCCCGTAGTACGGGTCCACCCCACCGAACGACCCGACCACCCCCGATGCCTCGGAACCGGTCACGACAGCCTTTGTAGCTGCCGCTGTGCCGTCGTTGATCGTGCACAGGTCCCCCTGGAAGTCATCGCACGTCAGCAGCGTCAGACGACCGATAGAGGCTCCCGCGTTCATAAGCACGATCCGTCGTCCGATCGTGGTGAAGTCGAGCGACCCCTGCGCAAGATCCTTCAGCGCGTCATACACCAGTTTGGAGTTCGCCGGATAGTTCCGGTCCGACACCACGCCGGTGCCGTACGTCGTCAGCCATTGCAGAACATCCGGGTCGTCCGGGCCGAACGCGTCCAGCAGTAGATCCTTGGCGATCGACACGGACCCCTGCGCCGCCGACACGTGGCTGTTGTGGATCACCCGGACCGAAGACCAGTTCAGCACGTCCTTGGCGACGATCGTCACACCGGACTGGCAGAACACCGGCACCTCGATCGGCCCGCACCAGACCTCGTCACCGTTACGGCTGATGTGCAGCTCGTGTGACCAGGCATCGATCTGGTCGAGCTTCCCGCAGCAGTCCGCCGGGAGAGTCACCTTCGCGGACGAGATGTCGTCCAGGGTCCGTGACCACTCCAGCGTCTCCACGTCGAACACTCCGAGCGGGTAGCTGTCGCCCCGGTACGTCACCGAGACCTCGTACTTGACACCGTCTTCCTCGCACAGCCTGCATGTCATCAGATCAACACTCCCGGACCGCAATAGAGGCTGAGATGGACGCGTCCGGAGCGACCGTCCCGGCGTCGGCGGTCACGCACAGGGAGTACTCCACGTCACCGCAGGGGATCTCTGGGAACCGGAACGGCAGCGCGCCGCCGACGGCACCCAGCAGCGCTTTCGCGTCCGTCGGGCCGGACCCCGGACAGTTGATCGTGACTGTCTGCGTGGTGCCATCCATGACGAACGTGGAGTTCTTCGGAATCCGCGACAGCGTCACCTCGCCGCACGCGGTGCAGGGGTCGAGATCGTCCACCGGCTGGTCGAGCGGGTTCGCGATGAACGTAATCTTGACCTGACGGAGATCCTTCGACCCGGCCTTGACAGTGATGATCGGGACGCCTTCGGACCACTCCGGAATCGAGGTGCTCGGGATCGTCGCGCACGCCCGCGACTCGGTCAGCGGGACGCAGATACAGGGGTTGATCGGCACCGGCGGTTTCGGCGGTGCGGGCGGCGCCGCGCACCCCGGGTCCACGATGCAGTCGGGCAGGTCCGCACAGAGCAGGTTGTCGGCGGGGCACACGTCCCCGGCCCCGATCGGCACCCATGTCGGGCACCCGAGATCAACGCTCGTATCGAACGGCACGTCCGTCGCGGCCACGACCGGCGGGCGGAACACGCACGGCTCGGACGCGGTCAACGTGAACCGCACCTGGAGCAGGTCAGCCGAATCCGGGTGGCAGCTGCACGACTGCCCGAACCGGTCGGTGATCTCCGGGGAGCTGGTCAGCTTGACGCCCTTGAGCGTCCTCAGGTGCGGCACGATATCGGCCACCGGGTTGGCGGTCCACGTCGGGCAGCAGTCCAGGAACAACAGGTCTTCCCCGTCGCAGTCGTCCCCGCAGACCGAGCCCCGTAGCGCGGTCTTCAGCCACCGGAACCCGTACGACACCGCGCACCCGGTCTTCCCGAGCAACAGACCGGTGACGATGACCTGTGGGCTGTTCAGCACCTCCGACCCGATGAACGATCCACGCCCGGACGCACGCTGTGTCGTCTCCCGTGTGATCTGGCCGGATCCGAGCCCGTCGATCGATGTCACATAGAACCCGCTGAAGTCGCCGCTGTACGGCTCGGAGGGGTCGTACCACGGCGCCTGATCGGTTACCGGGTTGGTGTAGACACCGTCCGGGTCCTCCAGTGCCACGGCCATCTCGGGTCCGCAAGAGTCACACCCGAGCACGGTCCGTCCGCCGGACCCGCAACCGCCGTTCTGGGCGTAGGCGAACGCACGCGCCTGATTCCAGATCTCTTGCCCGCCGAGACATCCGTAGCCGGGATGACCAATCACAAGGTGCCTCCAGCAACAGTGATCCCGATCCGGGGACCGAACGTGTTCCGCAGGAAGTTCCGCAGCTCATGCAACGTCTCGTCTTTCGACAGCCCCTTGACCACGACCGGCATGTTGATTTCGCGCGTCTTCCCGGCGTCACGACCCCGGTCGTTCATCAGGTACCGCTCGATCAGCTCGTCCCGGCGGCGCGGCTTGGTCATCGGGATTACCAGCTCCCGGCCCGCCTCTCCGGCGATCGACGGTCCGTTGGTCATGCCGCCGTTGGCGAGCTTCGGCAGCTTCACCCCTGGCAGTGTCTTGATCCCGAGCACACGAGCAAGACTAGTGGCCAGTACCGTGGCGAGCCGGACCATCTGGGCATCTAGCGCAGACCGCTGTTGCTTCAGCCCGGCGAGGATCCCCTGAGCCGTCTTCAGCCCGGCGCCGTACAGCGCATCCGCAGCCGTCTGACCGGTGGCGTTGGCGGTCCGGTTCAGCTGCGACTGCAACCGGTTGATCTGATCGACACCGCGCTTCCCGGCGGCAAGGATGTTCTTCCCCAGCTCCAGCCCGGCTTCCGGCCCGGCGTTGGCGATCTGCTGGAGCGCGGTCGGCCCGAGACCGGCAGACTTCAGCTGCGCTAGCACCTTGTTGAACTGGGTCGCCTGCGTAACCGCCGTCGTCAGGCTCGTCACGATCCCCTTGAACGATCGGTCCTGCATCTGCGACAGGTCGCCGGTGCGTACGATGCTCTGCGCGACCTGCTGCGCGAACTGCGCCGACTGCTGGAGCAGGTTCTTGAGGTTGTCGTTGGCAACCTTGATCCGGGCATCGATCGCGTCAGCGTTCTTGGTGATCACTGCCGCCGACCGGGACGCGGCAGCAGACAGGTCGTTGATCTGCTGCTTGACGGCAGCACTGGCAGAGTTCGCCGCCTTCAGCGCGGCAGCACGCTTGGTTTTGTCAGTGATCCCGGCGACCTGCTTCTGAACAGCAGCGGACGCGGCGGTAGCCATCTTCGTGGCGACCTTCTGCACCGCCGGGATCAGCTGATCGATACCGTTCACGAACCCCTGTCCGGTCCAGACGCCGTACTGGTGCAGCAGCTTGGACGGGGACCCGATCTTCAGAATGTTCTTCACGGCACCGGAGACCGTGGAGGCGATCTGTCCCGCGATGTCGCGGACCTTCCCGAGTCCTGATGTCAGACCGTTGACCAGCCCCTGGATCGCGTCGCGGCCTGCTGCTGCCAGTGATCCGGCCAGCCCGGACAGGGCACTGGTGAACTGCGACGGCAGCGCCCGGAACAGCGCGACCGCATGACCGGTGCCGGAGGCGATGGCGCTCACGAACCGGCCCATGTTCCCGGTCACGAGACCGACGACCGCCGACAGAATCGAGGACACGATCCCGGTGAGCCGACCGAAGTTGGACGCCACGAACGACACGATCCCGCCGACCGAGGACGCTACCGCCGACTGGATCCGGACAAAGTTCGAGATGACTGACGCGGCCAGCCGGGCAATAGCACCGACCACCGAGGCGGCCACTCCGATGAGCTGCGTGAACGAGTTGATCACGCCGACGACCGGCGGGATGATCAACGCCAGCGCGGGACCGAGCACCCCGGCGATCAGTTGCGCCACTTGCACGATGACCGGGATCAGCGGCGTCAGAGCGATCAGTAGCTGAGCCATCGCCAGCGACGACTGTGCGAGGGCAGGGATCAGCGGCAGCAGCGACGGCAGCAGGACGATGAACGCCTGAGCGATCTGCACCACGGCGTTCACCAGCAGAGGAAGCATCGGCACCAGCGCGGCGATGACCGGCGCGAGACCGGAGATCAGCGCGGCGATGAACTGCGCGAGGATCGGCTGTAGCTGCACGAACAGCGGAGTGATCGCGGCCAGCCCCTGTGCGAGCGCTCCGGCGATCAGCCCGACCAGCGGGGTGAGCCCGGACAGCAGCTGGATCACCAACGGTGCGAGCGTAGCGAACGCGGTCACGAGCAGAGTACCGAGCTGTACCGCCAGCGGAGTGATTGCCGCCAGCAACTGTGCGAGCACAGGACCGAGCTGTGCCAGTGCGGCCCCGAGCTGGACCGACAGCTGAGCGATAACAGGCACCAGTGCGGTACCTAGCGCCTGGATCGCGGGTGTCATCGCGGAGAACAGGGCCGATACCCCCTGGAGGGCAGGTCGCAGGGTCGCGAAAATGTTGCTGAGCACCTGACCGGCGGCAGCGATCGTACCGAAGAAATTCGCCAGTGCCTGTTGTCCGGCGGGGGTCTTCAGGAACGCGGCGAAATTGCCGGTGATGTCCTTCAGCACCTGGAGCAGACCGGCCCCGGCAGCAGCCCCCGCGCCGAACGTCGTCACGAGAATGGACCCGATGTTCTTCAGCAGCCCGAGCAGCAGCGAGGCGGCCTGGAACGCGCCCTGCATGAAGGTTTTGAAAGACCCTGACTTGGTGACCGCGTCCGCCCAGTCGGAGAACCTCTGTGCCAGCGACTGCATCGTCCCGGCGAGCCGGACGGCGAACGGCAGCGACGCCTGGAACAGCTGGAGGAACCCGTGCAACAGCGGCTGGACCGAGGACAGCAGCTTCGGCAGGATCACGTTCAGACCGGAGAATATGTTGTTGATCTGGTTCGACTGCGCGGGTGCCGACAGGAACTTTGCCAGTGAGTTGGCGAACAGCGACAGAGACTTCGCTGACGCCCCGAGCTGCGTACGCAGGATCGGCAGGTACGTCCCGGCCAGCTGCTTGATACTGGCGCCGACTCCGTTGAACAGGTTCTGCTGGACGGTCTGCTGGACGGCATGCCACGCCGGACCGAGAGCGACGATCTCTTTCACAAGCGCACGAGCTGACGGAGCGAGGTTCTTCAGCGCGGCGTCCAGCTTCTGCTGTGTGGCCGCCGACACCTTGCCGGTGGTGGCCAGCTCCTGCTGAGCCTTACCGGTGGCCTTCATGGCGTCGCCCACCCCCTGGAACCCGAGCACTACCGTGCCGATACCGAGCCCGAGGGCACCCAGCACGCCGCCGAAGGCCACCGAGGCGCCTGCCGCCTGACCGATCGCGCCGGTGAGCGCTACCAGAGATGCGGTGGCCCCACCGAGAATCGTTGACAGCGGCGTTGCGGCGGTGACCAGCGACGCGGCACCGGCGGCGAACACCCGGAACAGTCCGGTGCCGACGGCCCGCGCGGCGGCGGTCTCGAACGCGCGGCTGAAGCCGTTACCGGCGTCCTTGCCGCCCTTGCCGGACTCCTTTTTGGCGGCGTTGCTGACGGCCTTCCCGTACGCCTTGCCGTCGCGGTCCCCTGACTTCTGGAACTGCTTCTCGGTGTCGCGGGAAATAGAGGAGATAGCCCGGTCCATCTGACGGCGAAAGTCAGGCTCGAATTTGTCGACATTTGCAATCACGTCGACCGCAGCCGTCGCCAAACTGCCCACGGCCATGTTAAACCCCCTTCCAACAGAAGGGAGTCGCATGCCCGCCGACTACTGCACGGGATGCCGGGAGGCAAAGACTGCCAAACATCGACCTGTGGCCGGAAGAGACCGGACGGGCCCCTCCACCGACCGGTAGCGCACCGACTGCCATGGGTCCGGGTCACCGCCTCTCACGGTTGACGCCCGGCCCACAGCCAGTCAGCACCATCAGTCTAATCGGTAGGGAGATCCAGGTGCTCTCGCAGGTTCTCAGAGATCCCGCGCCCGGTGACCTCCTGCGTAGCGTTCATCGCGGCCATGAAGTCGGCAGCAGCGGACGATTTCTGGGAGTCGGTCATCCCCTTCACCCATTGAGGCGGCGCGTCGAGCTTCATCTCGAACACCGACCGCTTGCCGTCCTCCAGCCCGGCGGTCAGTCGCTGACGGATTGCGGAGAGGAACCGCGACGGCGACTCGTGGAGGACCGAGAGGAGATCGACGCCTTCGAGGATCGCGTTCCCGTCGATGATTTCCCAGTGTTCCGCTGCGGTGGCAAATAATCTTGCGGCTGTCCAGTAGGGTTTCCCGACCAGCGCTCCACCAGAGACCCCATGATCTGCGCGAGCGTAGTCACCCCGAACGGATCCCCGCCGTCCATCAGCCGCTGGGAGAGCCGGGTGTTGGAGTGCCACAGCTCGACCCCGGCGTCTGACAGTTCCTCGTCCTGAAGTTCGTCGTCGTCCTGCGGGCGCCAGCGCCCGGCCTTGTCAGCGATCAGACCGCGCCGTACGTCGTCCTCGTTCAGGCACTGGTCCAGGAACGACATCCCCCGGAGGATCTGGTCCTTCTCGGACGCGTGCGCCATGTACGCAGTCGCGGTGACGGCAACCCACGCGGCGTCAGCGGGCCGGACGGCGGCGTACTGCTCGACCCCGGTACCGTCACGGTTCGGCAGCTCGAACACCGTCACCAGGTAATCGCGCCCCAGCGCGGCTTCCTTGTCCTGGGCGGCGATCTCGAATTTCAGTTCGCTCATGCGTGGCGCTCCGTGTCTCCGGTCGGGATGGGTTCAAGGCGAGAGTACGTGACACTCGTTCGTCACAGCGGGTTCACGACCACCGGCCACGGGCACCCCCTGCGCAGCGCTTCCACCAGCCACGGTTTACCCGGCACCGCCCGGACCTGTTTCGCGAACACGAGCTGACCACCGATCCGGAAGGCCAGCACCTTGGCGTTCTTCGGGCGGATGATCCCGTGCCCTTCGTGCACGTAGATCGCGTACTCGACCCGGGCTACCACCGTGCCAACGATCCGGACGCCCTCGTCCACGATCGTGGACGTGTGCGACCCTTTCAGCCGACCGGTGTCGACGGGTGCCGTCGCCTGTGCGATCGCGAGAGTCCGCCGGAGCGGTGCCGCGACACCGTTCTGGTACACGCCCTCGTTGGGTGAGTGGAGCAGCTCGTGAATGTTCTGCTCGTGGTAGGTGATCGACGTGCCCACCGGGCTACTCCGGCAGGTCTTCGGGCGCCTCTGTGGGCGTCTCGACCGGCTGCACGAGCACCAGACGCCCGGAGTCGATCAGCGTCTGTACACGCGGCGTCAGCGCGGTCTCCAGCTCATCGCCCCGACGCAGGTTGTCGAAGGCAAGAGACGCCCGTACGCGGACGGTCGGCTCGGTCTCGGGTGTCTTCTGCTTGGTCGCCATGACCTCAGGATACGGGCGGACCCCCGCCGTCGGGGGAGCAGCGGGGGTCCAAATGGAGGTGATGTGGCATCGCCGGGTACGACGGTAGCACCGGTTCAGCCCTCAGGGCAGCACACCGGCCCGGTGAACACGGTCACGGTCATGGTTCCACCACCACACCCGCCCCGGCTCGGGAGCGGCGACCATTGGCCGGGCACCATCCGGACGAGCCCCCGGCTCGGGTCCACGTTCCAGTCGCAGCAGATGACCGTGGACAGCATTGCCTGTGCGTCGTCCAGGATCTTCGCCGTAGCCGCTTCCAGCTCCGCACAGTCCGGCGGCGTGCCGTCCTCGTCCGGGACCGGCACGCAGCGGTAGACCGTCATCACCAGATCAGCGGCCCATCCGATGGCGCGGCAGTTGTCCGGCACGATCGCGAGCAGGGACGGGAACCGCGCCTCGTCGGTCGGGTAGATCCGGGCCACCTGAACCGACGCCTGACCCTGCGACCCGTCCGGGCACTCACAGCAGGAATCCGCCGGTGGGGGCGTGAGTCCGGGGTACAGGCAGCAACGGCAGACCGGACCGCCAACAGTGCTCTCCAGCGCAGTACACAGGCAGTCACGGAGACGCTGTGCGAACGGCAGGACACGTACGTCGGTCATGCGCAGTCCGTCCTCCGTCGCGGGGGCATCCGATCGACGGAATAGACGCGGGACCGTGTCCGGGCGTCCGACGGGTTCACGGCGGACAGCCACAGATCGACTTCCGGGATCCCGGTCTTGCCGTTCATCCCGAGCACGAACGGCGCCAGGTCCAGGGTGACGCCTTCCCGCGCAAGCTGGGTGACGTTGGCCGGGAGACCACACTCTCCCAGCTCGGGCAGGCACGCCTTCACCAGCTCGCACGCCAGTAGCCCGGCCATGAAGCGGCCTTCCTCCGGAACCTGGAGGCCGCGCAGGTACTGCACCTCGAACGTGTTCGGCTCGGTCGGCGGGAGCGTCATGTCCTGGCAGACCGGCCAGCATTCGCCATCAGTCCGGACGAGCTTGCGGTGATTGTCCACTCGATAGCTCGTGTTCGGGAGGACGGCGCCGTCCAGGGTCACGGAAATGATCCGCTCCACCGGCCCGCGTAGCGTCACCTCGCAGACCGCCGTACAAGAGCAGTCCGTGGTGCGGCAGATTCCGCAGGTCTCGTTGTACCAGACGCCTTGGTCGAGCACCGGCAGCAGCTGCCCGTCGAGCCACACGGTCGTCAGCGGGTTTCCGCTGACACACCGGTCGCGGCAGGGCCGGACGGTGCGCGGACACAGCCCGAACTGGTTGCCGGACAACGCGTTCAGGATCCCGACGGCCATCCGCTGCGAGCGTTCGATCACTTCGGCTTGAGCTTCGGGCGTGTCCGGGCCGATGACGAGCTGTGGACAGCACGAGATGGGCACCGGCCAGCATGACGGCGCATGGTGCTCGGGGCAACCACACTCGGTAGACCATGTGCCGTAGTCGCAATCAGCCATGGGCCCATCCTCTCAAACCGAGTCGCGCCCTCCGGCCCACATGGGCATCCCGACCGGAAGGCCGGAGGGCGCGAGACC